CCGTAAAGGCCGAGATGGTTGTCGTACCTACCATTGGGCAAAAGATCTTAATGTTTCCGCTGAATCGTTTGCTCCGTTACCGTTAGATATAGTTGCGTGTGTCGATGTTGATATGTATTTAGATATGCCATACCTGCTATCACATGACGCTCGTACCTATTTATTGTATACTTTCCAGCCGTCTGCTGTTAGTCACTCGTCGGGCAACTATTCATTTACCTTTAATCAGGGCAATGAAGTGTTGTTCAGTGTTAGTGGCGGAGCGCAATTTCAACATCGTGTTTGGAATTATGCTACTGACGTGCTTGTTACCAAATCAGCTTTGTGGGACGGTTTTCGCGTTCGTCACACTAGTTACAATGTTGATCGACGTCAGATGAGTGAGCATCATCAACTCATTTTGCTTACTCCCATTGCGACTTACGTTTCTATGTTTTATCACCCTGTTACACAAGGTATGCAATTGCATAGATTGTCGGTGGTTCATGGTGAACACCTGGTCTTAAATGTTAACACTCCTGATGGCTTGAAGCGCTCCATCGGGAATGTCGGAAAATATGTGTGCGCTAATGTCCGGGCGAGCGATGATGATACGGTGTCCTTAATTTCACAATTGGGTAAAACTGATTTGTCTATTGCACAAGTTAAAACATTGCTTGGAGACGACTGCCCACTCGCTGCCGCATCACTCGTTAGTTATCATCGTGATGCCTTGCCAAGAAAACCTGACTTTGTTTGTCCCGTTCAGTATTCAGTTGAGCATTACACCCATGGACCTGTTGATTTGGATGGTAATTACAAACTTTTGATTAAACCATTCATGTCGCCATTTGTTAGTGGTTGTTACGCCCCTCTGAACACTATCGGAAATGAGGTAGCAGCGGTCGCTGGACGAATTACTAACGTTCAGTGTGTACAAGGAGATATTCCCGAATTTTTGTTGAAATATATGGACGAATTTTTGGAATTCATGATTCCTGTTTCCGGTGTTGTTCACCCTGTTGATCAAGATTTTATTTTCGCTCGGCAACATCGACCTGCTCAGCGTGTCTTATTGGAAAGAGGTGCCATGGATTATCAACGTGATGATTCTAGTCATAACTCTACCGACAAAATCCGTTGTTTTTTGAAAGCTGAGTCGTATAATAGTCCTAAAGATCCGCGTATCATTAGTACCGTTCCCCCTGAGACTAAGTATGCATATGCCCAATTTGTTTATGGGTTTGAAGAAGCTGTACTTAAGTTGCAGTCTTGGTATGCTTTCTCGAAGACTCCTTTGAACATTGCGCGACGTGTTGTGGCTATTTTGTCATCCGCCTTGTTT